GTTGTATTCAGCTAGTTCGAAAAATGGCTTACAGGTAGATTATCAACAATTTACAGGGGAAGCAAAAACTACAGGGCTTTCAACAGTTGTTGGAGGGTTCAACGTACCACTCACCGGAAGTCCTATAGTGATTAAGCCCGGAACCGACTTTGCCTTGTCTCAATCATTAGCTCCCGGAATTTTAGGAAATTTTACGTTTCAATGCGACGTTACCGTGTACAATCAAACCGGAACCCCTGCAACAGATTATAATTTATGGGTCATCGCTGCTAATTCTGGCTTTTTTGAATCTAAAAATGGTATGTCTCGTATTATTCGCGGTGCTTCTTTAACTGCTGAAGAAGTAATTAATGCTTCTACATCTGATTCTATGTCGCGTTCGCATCTAACCCGTGTTGTTGGTGGTAAAGGTATTGGAAGCATGTTTTCTAATGTAACCTCTAAAATTCCACAAATGATTTCCATGGGTCAGCAAGCCCTACCAGTTTTTAAAGCTCTGGCGCCTATTGTTAAACCCATGTTACCAGAGTATGCTCAAAAAGGCTTATCTGCTATTGGTATGGGTTCAACTGGTGGCGCACGTACTGGTGGAAAAAGTTTATCATCTCGCCTAATGTAAATATAAAATATAAAATATTATAAATTTATTATCTATATAATTATATATAATGAGTTTAGATTTATTAAGAAGTAAAACTTTAGATGCTAATTTTAATAAAATAGCATCAACAAGTGCCAATATTTCATTTTTAGGGTTAATAAATCCTAGTGCAACCGCTAAAGTAAACGGAAATGAAACACTAGTAGCCGGCACAGTTTCTGTTGCAACTACTGCTTCAGATGTCAAGGCGTTTATTTCATTAATGAGAACTTCGGACCCACTTGCTGCAAATGTTGGGCATCTATCAATTAGAAATAGAACGGGTACGGGTTTTGATATTGTCTCTTCTGATGCTTTAGATGTTGGTACTGTTTCATGGTTATTATTTAATGGAGGATAAATAAAAATAATATATAAAGTATTATATAATGAGTTTACAATTATTAAATGATTTTATATTAGATATAAAATGCAATAGTATACAAACAACAATTCCAATAGCGCCAGTAATTCCGGATTTATCAATAAGTATAAACAAATTAGACGCGGCTTTACAGAATCAAATAAATAACCCAACTTTAACTATTCCAGATAATAGTATTTTAAATGTTAAATTAGTTGACAAAACAATAGAAAATACAAAAATAAAAAATGATACAATTATTAATACATTAATTGCAAATGATGCCGTAACAACAACTAAAATTATTGATAATAGTATTACAAATCTTAAATTACAAGGTAATTCAGTAACAACTACGAAAATATTAGATAATACAATTACAGCTCTTAAATTACAAGGTAATTGCGTTATAACTTCAAAAATATTAGACAATAATGTAACAAATGCTAAATTATTTACTAAAACAGTAGACAATACAAAAATAAAAGATGGTACTATTATTTCATCACTTTTAGATTCTAATTTAACAGTTAGCAACGATTTAACAGTTAATAATAGATTAACAACCGTTAAATTAACAATAAATAATGGTACAGGAACTTATTTAACAAGAGGAACGGCAACACTAGTTTCCGGAACTGTTACGGTTACCACTTCAGCAGCTACTACTACTTCAATAATTTTATTACAATATAATAATGTTGTAACTATAAACCATTTAAGCGCTTTATATGTTATTAAAGCGGTTGGTTCATTTACAATTAATTCTAAAGATGGTAGTGATGACAATAATGTTGATTGGATAATTATAAATCCGGCATAAGAATTATTTTTTATTTTCTATTTTTATTTAATGTCAATAATATTAAATAAAAGTTTTATAAATCAATTAAATGAAATAGGTTTATCACCTTCTAAATATTTAAATGAAGCAAGGAAAGAAGCGAAAAGAAACGGTTATGATCCAAGGAAATTATTTCTATCAGATAAAAAAAATTATAAATTAATGTACTTGAATAATTACTTTGGGCGTGTTAACTATAATGATTATATTATTTGGTCTTATCTAGAAAAAAAGGGTTTAGTTCCTTTTGGTTATGCTAATAAAAAACGGAACACATACCACAAAAGCCATGGTAATATTCATGGCGATTGGGTTAATAATAAAAATAGCCCTAATATGTTGAGTTTAAATATTAATTGGTAATTTCAAAATAAAATATAATATAATATAATAATGTTTACACAAAAAGAATATAAAAATTTTGTTATTGATATTGGTAAATATCATTATGTAATAGTAAATAAAACTAAATCAATAATATTAAGTTCAAGTAATAGTAAAAATGAAGCAAGACAAGAAGCTTTAAACAAATTACAACCTATGATAAATGATTTATTGGGTAAATATATTTATTTATTAACTATTAAAGTAATACCAAAAGAAAACATAAAAGGACAGGAAAAAACGGCTTTAAAAGTTATTGGTGGTCCTGTTAAAGTATTAGCGGAAAAAATACAAGTAGTAAGCCCAACAAAATTAAAAAATGTTGGTGGTGCTGGAAATAATAGGGCTTATTTTACTGATGAATATTTTAAAAAATATAGAGAAATTAAAAAAAATAGTTTGGAACAATTTGCTTTTGATTATTATAATAAAAAATTAAAACAAGGAGTATTCGATGATAATATTATAGAATCAATGAAACATCAATATTATAAATAAAATATAATATAATATAATAATGTTCACACAAAAAGATTATAAAAAGTTTGTTGTTAATGTTGGTAAATATCAATATTTAATTGTAAATAAAACTAAATCAATAATATTAAGTTCTAGCAATAGTAAAAATGAAGCAAGACAAGAAGCTTTAAATAAATTACAACCCATAATGAACGCCGTATTAGGTAAACATATTTATTTAATAACTATTAGAGTAATACCAAAAAAAGATATAAAAGCACAGGAACAAACAATGATAAAACTTGATGGTGGACCTATAGAAGTTGAAACAGAAAGAATACAAGTAGTAAGCCCAACAAGATTAAAAAACGTAAGTGCTAGCGGAAATAATAGGGCTTATTTTACTGATGAATATTTAAAAAAATATAAAGAAATTAAAAAAAATAGTTTGGAACAATTCGCTTTTGATTATCATAATAAACGATTAAAACAAGGTCCATTAGATACTAATATTATAGAATCAATGAAACATCAATATTATAAATAAAAAAATACTATAAGAAAAGTATTTAAAGAAAAATAATATATTATATTAGTATATACAAATGACTGAAATTATTGAAACTACATCAACTATTGAAGAAACGGTACCCCCGAAATCGGAAGAGGTAAAAAAAATATGTCAAAATATTAAAACATATTACAGGAAAAGCGATGATACAATAGTTACTAAAATTTATGACCAAGCACCATATAGTAAGAAATACTATGAAAAAAATAAAGCAACATTACAGGAATATATTAAATGCGATATATGCGGACATCAATATAAAAAATGGAATATGGGACATCATCGCGATTCTAAAAAACATATTAAAGCACATGAAGCTTTAAGAGATAAAGAACTTCAGGAAATGATATTAAAAAATGGTGGTAAAAGTGGTTTACAACTATTTTTGGAACAGTATACGTTTACTTGAATAAATTTTTATTAATTGTTTATTAGATTTTATAAATCTAATGAATTTTTATTTTCTTCTTCTTCTTCTTCTTTTTCTTCTTTTAGTTTAAAACCTTTATAAATAAATACACCATCATTTTTAACACATGTACCGGCATGTGATTGTAAAACTTCGAATAGGTCTTTTTTTCTAACTGGTGTAATGCCGTTATCATCACAAAATTTTATATAATCATTAAAACAATCGCTTCTCTTTAATTTACCTTTTTCAACTGCTTCAACTCTTTCTATAAACCAACTATTTATAGAATTTTGAGAAAAAATATATTTATCTTTTTCTTTTTTTATTTCTTCCGGTGGATCAAATTGATTATTTTTATACCATTCAATCGCCCCGTTTAAACAAAATGTAAAAAATTCATTTAACATTAATTCAATATTATTTTCTAAATTTCGATTTATTAAATATTCATTATCTAGAGTTGGAATATCAACAAATGAAGCAACGAAGGGAACATAGTTTAACCGGCGAACCATAGCCCTGTCGCAACCATCGAACTGCGGTTTGTGGTTTGTTGCCATGATAAGTTTACTAATTAAAGTAAATAATATAGGGTTTGAATATAAAGAACGTGCTTGAATTTGGTCATTACCTGTAATTTGCTTTATAATATCATCATTAAGAACGTCATGCTTCTTAGTTTCGGAAAATCCTAAAAGGCGCGCATTTTTTATGTCGCAGAGCTCTGGTCCTGCATCTCTTCCACTATTAATAAATATTTTTTTTGATGTTGTTTTATATGCTTTATTTAGTGTCTTTTGTAATAATTTTAATAATAAACTTTTTCCGTTAGACCCAGCACCATAAAAAATAAAGAAGCATTGTGATGACGTTTCACCAGTTATGCAATAACCTAATATTTTTTGTAAGTATTTAATATTTTCTTCTTTATTGCACATTATTTGACTTATAAAATCTTTAAATAATTCGCTTTCTGTTTCTGTTTTTTCTACATTACAAAAATAAGTAAATAAATCATCTTGAGTTCTATCTCTAACTTCGCCAGTTCTTAAATTTACTATTTTATTATTTTTTATTGGTAAATGGTCGTTTAATGTTCTATCTAATTTAATTATAAAATCATCATCATTAATTAATGTTTCTAAAAAGTAAATAATATTTTTTAAATATTGGTATCTCGTATATTTTTTAATTATTTCATCAAGAATATTTTTTATATTACTATTATTTATATTTTCATCAATTAAACGTTTCGCGTGGTGTGTTATCCATAATGATAAATGACTTATTATACCATTACTTGATATTGTCTCCCATAATGTTTTATCTTCATCATATTTATAAAAATCATTTTTAGAAAATTTATATATTGGATTACGTGAAGAAAATGCAAGTGCCAAGGATTGTTCAGACTCAAAAGCATCAATAAAATATATATGATTCATTATATACATTGTTATATAATAAATCTTTAAATAATTTTTCTAATAATTAAAAACTATACTTTTTTTATTAAAATTTATACTTTTTACTTAAATTTAATCTTTTTTTTAAGAGGGTAATTTTTAAGGGTATAAAAATGTAAAAAAATTAAGAAAATAATGAATAAGCATCCTACAAAGTGCAAAAAGGGCACACATTTTTAAAACTTCTTTTTTTATATAGCGCCGCTGTACTATAAAACTTTTTTTTTATTTTGATGCCCTTTTTGCACTTTGTAGGATGCTTATTCATTATTTTATAAACTCACATGCCCTTTATTACATAAATATACCCTTTTTAATAAAAAAAAACCCTTAAATATACTATAAAAAGAATATTATTTTCTTTATTATAGTATAAATTGGCATCTCATCTGATTTCGGCAGCACAAAATCAAAGTCATGGGGGTATATAAGGGATTCCGGTTTGTCCTTCATAAAATTTTAATCTTTCTAAATTTTTGCCTCATACTTGCCTCATACTTACATCACAAAAAAAAACACAAAAAAATAAAAATTTTGATAAAAAATAAATAAAAGTTATTATTAAAATATATAAAAATTACTTAAAGAAATAATTCTAATAAGTATTAAATGGAAAATAACAACTTAGAAAATATGACATATCACCAATTAGATGAACAATTAATGGAAATCGTATTAAATATAAACAGATTAGACTTTAATAGAATAATAAATATTTTACCTTTTAGGACATTATTTAATGAAGATAAAGTAAAATTATATAATAAGTTAAAAAGATGTTTAGAAGATACTGATGAATTAATTTTTTTTATTAATAGTTATAATAAATATATAAATAATAAAATTGAACTAGAAGAAATAATAAATAATACTAATGAAATTGATTTTAAAAATGCTTTTGAAAAAGCGGGTTTAGTTAAACTTAGATATAATGAAGATAAAGACGCTTTATTTAATAAATTTATAAAAGAATATAAACCTCCTTATATTGAAGATTTTATAAAAGCTTATAATACACCAACAACTGATAATGAATAAAAATATATAAAAATTACTTAAAGAAATAATTCTAATAAGTATTAAATGGCGAATAATAACTCAGAATATAGACTAGCGATGAAATATGATTATAAGGACAAATATGTTGTAAGAAAACCCGTATATATCATAAAAGAAACCAGATGTTTTTATTATGTTGTGTACGTTAAATCGGAATATTTAGATGATTATTCAACAGGAGCAGAAAAATTTAAATGGTTAATAAATGATCCAATAGATTTAAGCGTTTCTTACAGAACCAAAAAAGAAAATGTTCATGCTTATCATAATGAAAATGATGAAGCTATTTTTTATGTTTATGTCTAAAGCAAAGGGACCACCCTTGGGAAAAAAGCCATGGCAATATATGTTTAAATATTATCTTGTTCTGCTGTATGTGTTATACATAAAATATTATTATCTATAGGTAATAATTTGTCTATTATTGCCGTCTCTAATGGATTTGATGACTCAATTAATTTAGTATATTCATTAAATATTTTTTCTAAGTATTCTTTAGCGGGAACGTACCGGTTCTCTCTAGATAATTCCAACGTTTTATATATTTCTACACTTAATAAATAAAATTGGGTATAACTTATTAAATCGGTTTCCATTCTTGCATTAATTTTTAAATATATTTCAATAGAACCAATTATAGAACATAATAAAGAAATTAATGAAGTTGTTAATGATAGGGCAGACTGAACTATATATTTTTCAAGACCAACGGCGAAAATACTATTTATTCCGCTTAAAATAATAACGGGCAACCTATAAAATTTTATAGAATTAGATAAAGAAAAATATCTTATTTTATATTTAGTAGACAAATAAATTGAATTGATTCTTATATTATTAAGTACCAATTCTATTTTTTCATTCCAATCATTATTCGACATATAATTTATATTATATATTATATTATATAATGAGTAAAATAAGTATAAATGAATTTTCGGCGGATATGTTAGATATTATAAATAAGATGAGCTTTAATATTAAAAATGTAAAACTTTATGGAACAAAAGCACTACGCAACATTTTTAATACTAGCGATTATGATTTATATGAACTTGTAAAAAGTAGTTCTATTAATGATATAGTTAATAAATTTCAAAAAATTATTATTAAATTATTAAATACGGATTTATGTTATATTGGAGATATAAAAGCCGGAGTCATTGAAAATTTCCGCGTTCTTTCTGAATCATTTAAAGATTATGACGCGAAAGCATCAAGAAATAAATTAAATTATATCTATGATTTAGGATTAGTTAGTAAAGAAGATTATAATTTTATAAATAAAATGTTAAAAGAAAAAATATCATTGAAAGATTATTTTATTTTAGAAGACTTATTAAAATATCATATTGTAAGATGGAAACCAAAAGAAATTTTAAATGGTTATAAAATAATATTAGATAATAAATATTTTCTTAAAGATGCCTTAAATACTGATTCTTCTTTTAAATTGGATGTAATAGCATTAACCGAAAATAATAAATTTTCAGATTTTAGTATTGTTTATCAAATAATAGTAGGTAATAAAATTATTAATAAACCTTTTGAAGACCATATAGGAACATTAAAAGAAGCTATTCAAAAATTATATTTAAGTAAAAATTATTATAAAATGGCTAAGCGTATAGCATCATTAGACAGATATACAGGGAAAGACGTTACCGTTTTTGATAATTTATTTAATAGTCAACTTGGAATTTTAAGTTCAATTATTTCAGATATTGGAACTTTAGAGTATTTAATAGAAAATCAAGATGTTTTACCAACTAAAAGAATTCAGTACGAAATAGATTTATTTAAACCCCGTCTAGCTAATATTAATGTTTTAAGCGAACCATTAAGAAATAAAATATTATCTACTATTAATAATTTACTTACAAAAAATAAAATAAATAAAGAATTATATTTATTAAGATTAGAAAAAATAAAATCTACATTAACTAAAATATTAAACTTACACACAAAAAAATATTTATTAAAAAATAAAAAAATATAAAATATAAAATATAATCTAATTTATATAATGGTATATTTAAATTACATTGAAAAAAAGAAGGATTGTACAGCAATAGCAGTTGTAAAAAATAAAAGCGGAACAACTCAAGATATTTTATATTTACATACAGAAGAAGACCCAATAAAAAAAAGCCAGCAATTAAAAGAAGTTAATTTACCGGTTGGAAATAAATTTGAAGTGATCCCACCAACTGACGAAGACAAAAGAAGCGTTTATTACATCGCAGGTGCGTCTGGTTCTGGCAAGAGCTACGTAGCTGGGCAAATAGCGACCAACTACAAAAAATTATTTCCTAATAATGAAGTTTATCTAATTTCTAAATTAAATGAAGATTCAACACTCGATTCTTTAACAGTTGGGAAACCCAAAAGAATTAATATAGATTCTATTTTAGATGATATGCCCAAAATAGAAGAGTTTAAAAATTGCCTTGTTATCTTTGATGATTATGACGGTATAACGGGCAAATTAGGCAAAGCAATTTTAGAGCTCATCACAGACATAGCAATTACCGGACGCCATACAGCTACTAATTTAATTTTATGCACGCATCACATCAGCAATTATTCAAAAACTAGATTATTATTAAATGAGGCAACACATTATATTTTATATCCTCAATCATCTTCTTTTAATGCTTTGAAACATCTCCTCGTTCATTATTTAGGCATGAGTATAGACGAAATAAAAGCCTTGAAAAATATAAAATCTCGTTGGACGTGTTTTCACAAAAATTTTCCGCAGTACATGCTAACTCAAACAAGTTGCAAAATCTTACATCAATAAATGGGTTTATTTTATTACTTGTAAAAATCTCTAAATTTTTTTCTAATGCTTTTTATATGTTATCTTATACAGAAGATAAATTTTATGGTTTAAATAATGAAATAAAATATTTAAATATTCTATCTAATTATTTTAAAACTACTTTTAAAAAATATGATTCAGATTATTCTTTATTAGATTTTTACAGTCCCGATAAAAAATATTTAGAAATGAAAAGTAGGCGTATTAATCATAATCAATACCCAACCGCAATTTTAAACACTCATAAAATAGAAGAATTTAATAATAGAATAAATATAAATAATGATTCTAAATTATACATTGTTTATATTTATTTAGATGGTATTTATTATATAGAATACAATAAAGAAATATTTAATAAATTTGAAACAAAAAATTTTAAAAGAAATGAAAGAAATGGTAAAATAGATATATTTAATTTTTGTTATTTTATACCAACAAATTTATTAATTAAAATAAATCACTAATTAGTTTCGGCGCTAGAAGTCTTTTTTCCAACTTGTCATGTATTGCAAGTTGTGCAACTTTAAATAAATCATCATCATTTATATTATTTTTTTTTAAATATTCATTATCTAAAAATAATTTAAAAACATTTCTTTTATCTTCTTCATTATTTACAAAGTTAAATAAAATTTTAATAGGACCGCCTAACATATTTATTGGAACGATAGTTTCGGGCGTCCAATTTGTTTTTTCTAATGTCAATAATACTAAATTATTATCATTACTATTTTTATAAATTATATTATTTATTGATTTAATATTACTTGATTTTTTTAATAAACCATCCATATTAAATAAATAATATTTATAATCTATTTTTATCTCATCTGATTTTTTTATATTTTCATTTTTTTTTTTTTAAGTTCTTGTACTAAAATTCGGTCTACTATATTAATTTTTTTTAATCCCTTAAGATTCGTTTCACCTCCTAAACTAATTAATAAATCCCTTAAATCGCCTATTTTTTCTTTCATTAATATCTGCGTTCGTGTTTTTGGTTTTGCTTCTCTTTTTAATTTATTAATTTGTTTTGTTTCTTCTATTTCTTTAATCATGGCTTTAGGTTTTAAACTAAAAAATCTTTCTTCATTCACAAAAATAGACCCATTTTCGGCAAGTATTAAATATTTTTCTAATTCATTTAATATTTCGTCTCTACTTAATTTAGTTAATTTTATCTTAAAAAATTTATTAAATATAGACGCTATTTTTCTGAGTTCTGTAGTCTTGAAATCATCAAAACTATTAAATTCTCTTTTTTCCATGGCTCCACCTCTTATAATATGATTAGCATGGCACATACAACAAGAACCACCTAGAACTCCTTCAAAATTATCAAGTTTGTGCCCTTGTGATGCATTATATCCAAATTGTCCAATTTTTACAGAACTCGGTAATGGAACAAACCCGGGTACTTTTAAAGTATGAACAGTTGAAGGTATAACAACTTTATTATTTAATAATCTACCGCCTAATTTATAAAGCGCATCTTCTTCTGTATAATATGATTTATTTAAATTTGTTTTTTGGTCTACAATGTCATAGGGTTGAACTGCCCCGTTAAATGTTACGGTATTTTTAATAAATGGAAATTCACGTTGTAATTGCCTCAATAGCGCGGAGCCGAGACTATGGCCAGTTCCGTAATAATCGTAATCTTCGGGCGGGTATTGTGTAGCTAAATTAGCTATAATATTTTTATCTTCATTATATCTATTAGAATATTTTAATCTATTTAATGGGATCATTGCATCAGCCCCAACATCGCGCGAATCAGTAGTTCCTCTAATACTTAACATGATTGTTTTTACTGGTCTATCTAAATAAGCTTTAACAGTTGGTGTATTTAAAATTAGTTCATAATTTCCTATGTTTTGTTCTGGGGTTGCG